GTTGTTTGGGTTCTTGTTGCGTAAGCAACAGAAATTGCTGATATAGAGCCAGATTGTACCTCAACTAACTCTGACCATGTTGGGTTGTCTGTTGCGATTGCATAATTACTAAGTGATGAGTTTTCGTTATTCCCAATAATCATCAACAAAAGATTATTTGTGTATGAAGGAGTTACTGTTGCTGAGAGTGTTGTATCTCCATTCGATCCAGTATCTTTGTTTTCATTAAGTAATCCTGTTGAAACATAGTCTGTAATACGCATCAGTACTGCAACTGGCGTTGACACTGTACCACTAAAACCAACTGTAAAGTTTGAAGCAGCGACATCGCCTGAATCAGCAACCTTATACTGAATATCTATTTTTTGTGAACCTCCATAGTTTGCAACCTCTTGCGTCCACCCAGTCATTTGGCTCGCAGTATCAGTTGCGTCATTCCATGTTGTCGCAAAAATCATTAAGTCACCAACAGCAAGACCTGTGGGTTTTGTAACGGTAATAGACGAAGCGTTACCAGGATTCGCTGTGTTGTATGACTGGATTGTCGCCATATATTTAGTTTATGTTAATAATACCTTCTGCGTTCCAAGTAATCCCGAATGTCCCAGACACAGATGTTTTGTTTTCCCCAAAGTCAATGTAAGCGATAAGAGGAGATGTTGATGGTGTTCCTGTGTCTTTATACAAGATTCCGTATCGTGCGGTGATGGTTGCGGAGGTGATTGATATGTCGTTTGCATCAAACACACCCTCATTATCAGTGTTATCTGCTGATGTTGCTTTTCCAGCAAGTGAAACACCACCTGCAGAATAAGTACCAGATGCGCCTACTTCGTTGGTGATGTCATCGAAGTTATCGTGTGTGTCGATGTTTGGAGTATAGCTTGAAGTACACAAAGCGAGCTTGATGGTGTCGTTTGTGAAGTCAATACTCTTATCGAGCAGTGCTTTTTTGAATGAATTGTAAAATGTTGTGGTTGTTGCCATGTTAGTAAGCTGGTGTTGATTTCATAGTGATAATTTTGTTTCCCTCCAAGTTTCTCTTGGTGAAAAACTCTTTGAGGTCTTTTACTCTACGGGTAAGTTCAGCGTCCAGCTCTCGTGCCTTGTCACCCATTGAGTTTGCTTTTGCGTATTTTGCACAAGCAAAAAGGACTGGTACATCGTGGAAAATTCGTGGAATACCGAGTTCTTTTGTTGTGTCAGAGCTAGTAAAGTAGTCTGCTTCTCGTTGAAATACGATGCGAAGCCCAGCGCTCATTGTTACTTGTCCAGTTGCTGGTGCTGGGAACAATGTAAGTATATCGCCTTTTAAGTCATAATACACGGGCATAGCGTCTGTTTCAAAAAACTCTGATTCTGTAGTCCCTGATTTTCTAATTTCTGTGTAGTCGATAGGTGAAATTGGTCGGTAGTTTCCGTCAGAGTCTTTAACCTCCACACCAATAACCTTCATGTGTGACATATCGAGTGTGTAATCTGCCTGTCCGTTGACTAATGTGGTCGTTGCTGATGGTTTGTCGCCGTGGTTTTTGTCATCCCACTGCCAATTCCCGTCGACCTTCATAATCTCTGTTTCGGTTTGGTCTACACCTGAATTGATAAGTCGTGTAAAGGTAGCAAGGTTGTTTGTATTGCCAGAAATTGAGCCATAGTCACTGCCAAAGAGCCATGTTTCGCACTCCTGAATCATACCTGATTTGTTTGAAATATCGTTGAATACCATAAAAAATAATAGCCTGTTTAATACAGACTATTATACCATGCAAGTGAACGAATGTTCACCTATTTGATTACTTCACGAGCTTTCTTTGCTTGTCGGACAGCTTTTACCGTTTCTTCAATCTTGTCGGTAATCTTTGCAAACATTTCTCCGTCTACAAAGTCTACCCCTGTAAGTTCCTCAAATTCTTCAAGTTTTCCGTCAATTTCTTCAACAACGAGAGGGGTGATTTTATCCTTGATTTTATTAGCTTCGTTCTCTGGTTGTTCGAGTTCCTTAAACTTAGCATTATACTCATCAAAGATTGGCTTTGCTTCTTCGTTTAGTTTCTTTATTTCAAGCTGTTTTGCTTGGATTTCATCTCGGTATGGTGCAAGTTTCTTTTCGATTTCTTCGAGTTCCTTTACGGTTGGTTCAATCTCTTTTCGGATGTCTAGGATTTTCTGATAGAGTTCCTTGATTTGCTCATTTTCGAGTTTAACAAGTCGTGGGTTTGAGTAGTTTTCTTCTGTTAGGTGTTCTTGTGGAATTTTCATAGTGTCTTAAATATGTCTTCCCAACGATACACGTTGTTTTTTATGTTGTAGTTTTCTAAAACATAGTCGTGTGCTTTGTTGGCAAGGTTTTGGTAATAATCTTTATTTTCTAATACATTTACTATCGTATCGTACCATTTTGTATTGTCAATGACTACCGTCATGTAGTCTTCATCCTTTCCTTGATAGGGGCTTTGTCCATCTTCAAACCCCTGAGCGATAACAGGAATCTTTAACAATGATGCTTCAAGGAACTTTACGTTTGACTTACAACGATTGAAATAGCTGTTTTTTCTCGGAATAATGACTGCATCAAGACAAAGTTTGGTGATGGTGTGGTAATACTCGGTAATTGGGACGTAGTTTTGCCATTCTACGTTTGGTAATGAGTCCCAGAAGGCATAATCATCTTTATAAGCCCCCAATACAGCTCCTGTGAGTTGCTGTTTGATACCAAATACAACAATCGTCACATCTCCCCTATCTGCAAGTTTCTTAAGTTGGTCTTTTATGTGCGTGTAGTCGTCATTTGAAGCGACAGAACCAATGAAACCGATGCGGTATTTTCCAGTTTTGTTTTCTCTACGAGGTTCTTCATCGAGGGGGTCGATAAAGTTTCCTATAACGTGGACATTATTGTTCACTTCTCGATATTCTTCTGCGAGTGTTTCCGTAGATGCAATGACAGCATCAGCTATCTTCAGTACCTCGTAAAGATTATCGTTCATTTTTCTTGCTATATCTCTCTGTCTGTCATTTGGAAGCATTGATAGCGGGATTCCTTTATCGGGTAGATAAGTGTCGTCATTATCAAATACCACCTTTTTACCTTTTTGTTTAAGTAATTTAGCAAGCTCAACCCGTATTGGTTCATTTGGTCGTTGAATGACGATAATATCTGCCTCCATTGCTTTTTCTTGGAGTTGTTTATCGTTATACAGCTTCCTCGCAAAGTCAGGCATAACTGAATATCCGCCGTACACACCAGGCATATAGCCTCTGTAGTAGTAACATCCATCGTATGCTCCAGGTAAGAAGAATACCTTACTTTTGGATTGCTTTGAGGAGTTTTTCTGCGAAGTCATCGAGTTTTTTATCTAACTTTTCATCAATTTTCTTTTCAAATTCCTCCATCTTTTTATCGAGTGTCGGAACGGTGTTTCGTTCGGGGTTATCGTTGTCTGTTCTTTGAAGGGATACTGCCTTTGCGGCTTCTTTTTTGTCCTCCTCTTTTTTGAGATGTTCATTCCAAAGTTCCTTGTTTATAACTTGGCGTTTCTGAACAATCCATCCACCACGAGCTTCGTCATACCAATCAATGATATTGCCACCGAAATCTCTTACTATTTTGTTTTTGTGTAGTCGTCCTACTTTTGTTCCCATGTTTTTGTTGGCACTTGGATCATGGAAGTTGCTATCTTGACATCTTCCCCCCATCGTCAAGATGTGAGGGGGGAAGAGTAACAACTACGCTACTGTAGCGTGTGACTTCAAGAGAACAGCAGCATTGTCACGATTTTCGATAACACCATAACAGATATCAACTGTTACGAGTTCACCGAGGTATTCGTGAACGTATGACTGTTGTACTCGGACTCCTTCTGAACCAACAAAGCCCTTTTCAGCTTTAGCTGGCATAGAAAGACGTGCCCAGTGGATAGCGTCCTTGTGTGCAAGCACATTAAGACGTGAACCAGAATCAGTACCAACCGCAGGAGTAACAATTACAGGAATACCATAAAGTGTTCGTGTAGGTTGCTTTCCTCGGAGCATTTCTGTTCCAGTATTTTGCCAAAGGGTAAGTTTGTCGATAGAACCAATCTGACGGTAGAAGGTATTTGGGTGAAGGATGAATGCAACATCACCAGTGTAAATACCAGGAACGCCAGCAGCATCGAGAGTAGCGATAGCTGCAAGAAGGTCACTGTCTGCAATGTTTGTAGAAGATGCTCCAAATGAGGTTGAGAATCCTACGAAGAGTGCTGCGATAGCATCATCGAGGTCTTGTGCAACTTCATAAGCTGCTCCTTCTGCAATACGATTTTGCATGTAGTAGCTCTTCTTGAGCTGTGCCATTTCTCGGTCTTCAATAACGAAAGAAGCCTCTTTCCATGTAGATACAACGAGGTCAACATCGGTGTAAGTAGGTGAAGAA